GGCAAGGGCGATCTTCATCTTCAAAAATAAACTTATACATTACAATTTCTCCATTAGTGGGAAGATTTTAGCAATTTCAATCGCACACTTCTGTGCAACTTCCATATGCTCCTTTTGTGTTCCATTAGAGGAACGCAATTCAATATAATGAATCCATGAACGTAGTGTTCCATTCATATACAGTCGTGTCTTTGTCAAACCTTCTGGTAGGACTGCACGAGCCTGTTCTTTTGCAATACCATTATCAATCGCCCATTGGTATGCTTTACGAGATGTTTCGATAACACCAGATTGTCGGCGTTGCCATTCTACAATCAAATCTTGGTGTGTTTGATTATCAATCAATGAGGGGTCGTTCTCAATCTCAATAGAGTTTTGACGATTCTCTGTATCCTGTAGACGGCATTCTCTTTTGGTAAACGCCTCGCCCATTGCAGAGGGTTCTGCATACCGTTGTGAAAACTCTTGAAAACTAAAACTACGATGACGCACAATTTGGTGTGCAATATCTCTTGTAGTTTCAATCTCTATGCAAGCGCTAGCCATCTCCAATGGTGACCAATGTTTGTGTTTACATAGATATCGTATGAGTTTTTCGGACGTTTTGTGCGATTGTTGGTTCGCTGGATTGGAGACACGGGCGCAATACGATATAAGTTCCTGTACATCTGAACCGACATATAATTCTCCTTCTGGTGGTTGACTGTAACTAATGAGTCTTGCTGTTGTCAGCATTTTATTTATTTCCTTATTCTCCGTCACTATCATCATCCTTCTTTTTCAATGAATAACCACCTGTTGGTAGTTCTTCCCATATTACAGTATCACCTACATCCCAACCAACTTGATCTATGCAACCTGGCGGGAACTCTATGAATAGTTCTTTTGTTTTACCGTTCTCTTGAACTTCAACTATCCAACTATTCTGTGACATTTGTTTGTATTTCATTATCTATCCTTAAAAAGTAAGCAGTTTATCTTCATGCTTAGGAAGTATATCTTAGTTAAACCTACGAGGTCTAGGACGATATGTGCCACGATTGCTACTCTCAGCAAGTCGTTTACTTAGATCTTGATCACGCTTTACAAGTTCTGCGTTATCAAATTCTAGTGCCTTCACACGAGCATTACTCTCATCAAGTTTTGCACGATAGAAGTCTCGTTCCCTAATCAGTTCTTCCTGTGTCATCAGAAAGTCTCCTTAATCAGTTTGAGAAGTTGAACCTTACATTTCTCTTTATCGTATTTAAGAAATGCTCCATATTTGACAATTAATCTTCTATTGTCTGGCCATACTAGATCATCTTTTAATTCCTTATCCCATCGTTTCACATAGTTCAGTAATCCTTGTAGAATTACCATCGTTTCTAAACTAACTCGTTTTGCGAGGAAGTTCTTTAATAATACAGGATGTTGCCCCTTTTGTAAAGAGAAAATTTCATCAAAATGTGATATTTGTGAAAATAAATATCTCATATCTGTGATAAAATTATACGTCATCGCCTGACGATACTTTACCGAATTGTTGTAGTTGGTTTCATTGAAGTCACCCAACCACCCTTTAGGACTACACACAAAGTTACTGACAAAGTAATCTTGTGTAGACTCACCATACTTTCTGGCAACACGAGAGAAGAAGTGTCTATCCTTTCGTTTTAAGAAAGATGCCTTTGATGCACGAGTTTTACCACCGTATTGTGTATAGTCATACTCACTAGTGAAGTGCAATTTGAGACCAAGATACATTTGGTAGGCTTCCCACGCTTCCATTGGAAACTCCTTAGATTGGTAGGGTTGCTACTCTAGGCAAGAAGTTAAGTTCTCTTGCGTCAGCTTCTATTTTTTCTTTGAGTGGTTTTGAGATGAGAGGAGCAACTGCATCAGGCTCCATTTGATTCTTTTCACAATAATCTAGAATCGCATCCATATATGTAATACCACCTTTAGATACAATTTCTTCAATTTTCATAGCAAACTTTTTTGGGGTCATTACTGCCAATTCTTCCAGATTCATAATATTCCTTTCAAGTTAAAGTGATAGGGAGCAGGGCGCCCCACCCCCTATCTTTATAAAGCAGAGCACTCAAATAAACGAGTGTTGCATGGTCTACGATGTATCCATCTACGACCTCTAAGTTGTGTTCCTACTAAGTTTTACTTGGGCGAACAGACCATTCCCAAACTGCATTAGTCCTTCTTAGTGATGAACTTATAAAGTTCTTCTGCTTTTTCCATGATTTCTTGAGGTTGATACATTTTTGGTGTATACTTCTCAAAAACTTCTACAAGGTCTTTTTGTTGAGTTTTTGCTTGTTCTAGCATTTCAAACATTTGAGTTTGTGCTGTGTCATACTGACGATCAAGCATATCTTTGGCGAGAGCCAATGTGTCGAACCGTAGTTCAAACGGATTTTTACTATTAGACATAATATTCTCCTTTGTGTCTGTGTTGTGTGTTGTGGACTAACCGTTGATCCACACGGATGTATTAAGGCATCACCCTTCAATAAACTATCTTCGCAACCACAGTAGTTTAAGAAGTTTATTGCGTTTGTGGTCTTGTATCAATCTTCGATACGTCCACATCTGCCAAAGTTCCATACCACTCTCCTTTTTACAGTTGAGTGCGTTCCTTCTGCATTATGCATACTTCCGTCCTCTACTGAGGATGAACGTGGTAGGTTATTCTGTTACTAGGAAACCTACCGAAACCCTATCCGTTTATGCTGCTAGAGCATAACCTTGAGGTGCAAAATTATCGTTTGCAGTTAGTTTAATTGGACTATTAGGCATCCATCCCACAGTTCTACTCTTACCTATCCCCATCAGTCGATCCTATTTCGCCCCCATCATAAGCACATCACCAACTAACAAATCATGTGTTTATGGTGGAGGCGGCCGGTACTGCCCCGGCGTCCTGTCTAGTATTCGGTTTGTATCAACAAACTGTATTATATTTATACCACAGTGGTGTTCAAATGTCAAGTGTTTTTAAGCACCAATTCCTTGTTTACCAAAAGTAATATCACCTTCACCACTTCCTAAAATACAAGCTTGATCACCTTGAGTAAATTCCAACAATGTCCAACTTTTTGTTTTAGGATTCAGAGCAACAACAAACTTAGATGGTGATGTTGCTCCATTAGGAAGTGCAGTTACTCCATTTAGAATGATTGTTGGCACTTCTCCATATTTCTTCACCAACTCAATAATACCATTTGTAGATGAACATTGAATTGGTTTTTGCGCCCAATATATTGGTGCATCTTCTTGGGCGAATGCACTAAGCGGTAGCAGTAACAGCGCCCCCATTAGTAGTTTCTTCATTTTCTTTTTCCCATTGTGAGGTGAAGTCATCAATGGTTTCTACAAGAAGAGGCAAGTAATCATGCTTCTCTTTGATGAACTCTTGAACGGCTCCATCTTCCGTTACAACAAGAATCACAATCTGATTGATTTCGATTCCTGTTCGTTCTTCAAACATCTCTGCATATGCAGAGGCCTGAATGTAATACTCAAGATTGTAATCGTCCTTACGTTCTGAACGAGATGTCTTAAAGTCAATAATAGATGGAATACCGTTATATTCTGCAATACAGTCTACACGACCGGCAACACGATATTTCTCACTCCAAAGTCCACACTCTTGGGCATATATTTTATTTATGTTACTTTGAAGTGTTGGTTTTAGTTGTGAGAACAAACACCAAGGCAGAAAGTCTCTACCTTCTTGTGTTACTTCAATATTGTTAAGGAAATCTTCACACATATGGTGAACAGCAGTTCCACGAGATGCAGCAGTTCGCATAATGTGATTGGCAACATCATTACCTACACGATTACGCCACTCTTGCAATCCCTTTTGTTTTGCTTTACGAACACCCAATACGGTTGTAATGGATGGATACAGTCCAGTAGGTGTTACATAGAAACGCTTACGGTTGACTGTTTTGGTAGATACCTCTGGGATATCTACTGGTACATGATTAAACATAATATAGTCCTCTTAGTTATTAAACTTTTTTACCACCACGGCGCCACACTTCTGCAGCTGGAACACGAATCATTCTTTTATTCGTTTCGTTCTTATTTGGGTTTGGAATAGTCAACATGACATTCTTACCCCTTAAAAATGCAGCGAGTTGATTATTCACTCTATCACTACTTTGCATATAGTCTCTACGCAATGCCTTTGTAGTTGCTCTTGCAACACATCTACGTTCACCTTTAGAGGTTTGTGTAGAACGCTGTTTTTTCTTACCCATTTTCCTGTTCTTTCTTAATCTTACTGATAAGGTATTCTTTCACCATACCAGAGCGAACAATGTCACCCAATGTAAATTCAATATTTGAGAAAGACTTCATTCCTCTAAGAATACTCATAAAGTGTTTGATGCCTTCTTTTTCTACACTCTTCTGCAAGTCAGATTGAAAGAAGTCACCACAGAACATAATCTTTGAATCCATACCGACACGAGTGATGATTGTGTCCAGTTCATGGAAGTTTAGATTCTGTGCCTCATCAACAATAATGATTGCATTATCTAATGTTATACCACGCAAAAAGGAAGTTGTCAAGAACATTAACGAACCTTGATTCTTCAGTCTGTCGTACAGAATGTTGAATGCAGTTTCATTTGGTTGTTCAAACATAAACTTTACCATGTTCTGATAAGGAACTTGGAACAACGCTGTTTTATCTTCTTCATCGCCTGGCAGAAAACCAATCTCACGAGTTGGTACTGCACTACGAACAATATATACACAATCGTATTTTGATTCATTTCTCAATACCTCTTGTAGTGCCATGTACAGTGTAATAAAAGTTTTACCAGTACCAGCAGCACCATATAAGAAAAGGTTCTTTCCTGCTTTGTAGTCTTGGAATGCTATTTTCTGATTATCAGTAACAGCACTTACAGAAACCATCTGATCAATACGAATGTCTTTTGCTTTTGCCATTATTCTTTACTCCATTTTTTACGGTGTTTATTTACCACTTCTTTTGTCTTAACATCTTTAATGGACTTTTTGCCATACCGATCTGCGAGTGGACTATTTGGATGTGCCTCTGCCGCTTTTGCAAAAACCTCATCCAAACCACCACCAGGCTTTACACCACCACTACCTAGTCCACCAACAATTGCTGGGGCAGTGATCAATCTTTCTAAGTGGGGATTATCTTCTTTGAACTTGTCTAGTTCTTTCCAACTCATAAAATGAGTTTCCACATCACCACTATCTTTATTTACAAAATCATAATTTGGCATTATCTACATTCTCAGTTAATTCTTTGATCCTATTTAGTAGTGCATAATAAGATGCAGTCATCTCTTTAAGGTCATGTTTTAGTGCTTCATTTTCTGTTGTCAAATTTGCAACCTTTGCCCTAAGTTCAGGCAGTTCGTAATCCCACTTGCTCATACCAATTCGGTGCTCCTCTTTTAGTCCATTTCGCCAAATGTTGTTTGTACTTTATATAGTAATTTCGATAAGAAATAACTGAACATACATCTTTAACATCATCAGGCATTGCTGGAGTTGGTTGTGTGAATTCCCCTTCTGGAATATTCATAGGATGCAGTGCAAGTGCCTCATGCAATTTACGATAACTCTCATGTGGTACATCTTTGTTGTAACGATACATAAACTCATTGTTTAGGTGTGTCCACAATTCATAGAGATATTCATAGTTCTCTTTTGATTGTCGAACCCAAATACCACTAGGGTGATTTACATGAGATGCCTTGTATAGAACCTGTTCAAGATTAGAGTTCAGTTTCCATCGTTTAATCTTGCGTCCATTTGCAGTCTTACCATAATACTCTTCTCCATCCAATACACGATGTGCAGTAGACATGAGTTGAGCATACTCAATAATCATTTTACTTGCATGACTGTCAACGTGCATCTTTGCACACTCATCAACATAGTTACTCAAATAAAAT